ATGTTGAATTAAATCTTGTAAATTATCTTTCATGTTTTTCCTTTGTTTTAACTATTTAGGTAGTTGTGATACGTATTATATAGGAATATATTACGAATAGCAACACCAATTTAACCGAAACTGAATAAATCATCAAATGTACTATTGGTATCTGTATTGCTACGAATATCCCAATCTAATACACCCAATAAGTTATCAATCTTTTCATCTACTAACGTTTGTTCCATTGCTGAATCATCAAATGGTAACTCTGTGAACCATTTGGGTAAACGTAATTCATCAACAGGATATGCTACACTTGTAAACCCTAATGGATTGGGTTTAAGTTTACATACAACAACCTTCATACCATCAATAATCTTTTGACTATATTGGTCACTATTAACTCTACGCAAGTAGTTATAGTTCAATGCCGCACGAACATGTCCTGGCATATTAGCTCTACCTGTACTACTCTTTGCTTCTAAATCACCATACATTGTAAGTTTGTTTACACCTTTAGGTGAACCTTTAGTCCAACTATCTTGTGCAGTTAGTATACGCTTGAAGTCTTTAACTGCCTCAATAACTTCAGCACGACCTTTACCTTGTTGAAGAACCATCTGTAGTACATTCATTAAAAATTCTTGTACATACTTAGGAGTATCAGCACGTTTCAAGTCAAGACCCATAGCTTTGATATCACCTAAGTCTCCATCTTTATCTTTACGTTTACCTTCTTTGTCAAAGATGTTAATAGCATAACGCTTCTTAACAATAAAGATAGCACGATCACCGATCAGTTCACGACCAGCTTTAATGATAGCTCCGTTCTTTCTTGGAGCGTGAAATGCTTTCTCCATGAATGCAGGAAAACTTTCATTTGCTTGTTCAGCAATGCCATCATATAGACCAATACAAGTTTCTTTATTCCACTCTAATGCACCAGAATCAATCTGTGGCTTTAATGTAGGATAAGCTGTAAAGTAACATGAGTCAGTATCACCATACACAATAGCATTGCCTTCATGTGAATAGATACCCTCAACTGTTTCATTGATAGTACTCATCATATGTTTAACAATCTGACGACCAGATAGTGTTACAGATTGACCAATACGCTTATCATAGAAACGACAATGTTCATTTAACAATGCACCATATGCTGAGTTAAGTAAAATCTTACGGACAAGTTGTCGCTTGTCGTAGTAATCAAACATATCAGTGCCATATGCTTCTTTAGCTTGTTTCTGAATAGCTTTACGTTCTGTATACCAACGTGTGAGTAGACCGGGAACAACACCTTCTTTTTCATAAGTAAAGATTGTGCCATTAGCTGATAGCATCCAGGGACGATGACTATCAAAGACCATCTTCCATACTTCTGCCGCAGACATTTCTTCACTACGACCATCTTCAAAGTCAACAGTAAGAATAGTGCCACGTTCTTGGTTCATAATAGCTGTATACTCTAATGCACCAAACAGATTTTCCCAAAGAATACTACCTGTAACTGCGTCATCACCTTCTTTGTGACGTTTCTTTTCACTTGCTAATCGCACGCCTTTGTCTTGCATATATTGGTCGGTGATTGTTTGTCTGACCTGAGCAACAATGGTTTCACCTGCCATGTTGAGGGCCCGAATAACCGAGGGATAGAGCGAGTTAATATCAACTGCTCCGACATATTCATGCATACCTCTTTTCGGCGTAGCAACAAAGGCACCTGCTGCCTGCTGGACATCTTCTTCATTTTCAACCTTTCGTTTTTTATCTGGAACTACTAAGCCACGTTCATGGGCTTCATTAAAAATTGCCATTTCAATCATTGCCACAGAACCCATTACTGTTGGAAGCAATACTGTGTTCTCATGTGCAAGTTGATTAGCTAATTCTAAAAACTTAAGTTTGTTGTGAATTTTCACTAACAACATAGTATCTTGCCTATTGTATTCAATGAACTTTTTGAAGTCTTTGTTATACAGTTGGTCAAGCGTACCTTCATATTGTGTTTTGTTTTCACCTACTTCCATCTCACCGATACTATCAAGTTTGTAACTATGACGACTTTCATAGTTATACTTTTTGTATAGTTGTAGATAGTCCAAGTGAATACGACCTACTAAGTCATAAGTTGTTTCACTTTTACCAAATCGTTCGTATTCTCTAGCTTTAGGCAGTTGACCCATCAAGCAAAACTTGCGAGTATCATCTTTACTCATCACTCTAGTAACACGATTAACCATGTAGGGTATGTCATAGCCCTCTGAGTTCCAACCAGTCAATACATCAGCATCATCTATTAATTGAAAGAAAACATCAAACATTTCCTTCTCTGATTTGAAAAGCATTGTATTCTCAAACTCATTAGTGATTTCTTGGGCTGTTTCACTGCTCATATGTTTCGGAGCAATCACTAGTGTAATGCATTGGTCTAGCCAATCTAAGTAACAACTGATAGCTGTTACAGGATTGAATGGATCGCTTGTAGGACTAAAACCCTTTTCAGGATCAAAGTCTACCTCAATGTCAAAGAAGCAAGTATGAAGTTTAGGTGCATCAATGCCAAGATAGTTTTCACTTAAGCAACGAAAGACTACTGGTACATCACTTTCAAACAGTTTCTTATTTGAGTGGATACGTTTTTCTTTTTCAAACTCTTGTCGTTTGCGAGTACTGAAACGACTGACTGGATCTCCATAGATGCTACGATGTTTACCCTTAGGATCAGGGTAATACAATACATAGTTAGTAGGGTATTCTTTGTATTGACGCTTGCCGTCTTTATCCCGTTCTACAACGTAGATACGATCCTCATCCCTGCTATGAATAGCGTCAATATAACTCAAAGTGTTTTGCCCACTGTTTCCAGGATTGTGTTAAGTTCATCGTGATCCTTGTTAGTTTGACCCAATGATGCTTTGTGGGCAATTTTAATTGCTTTCTTTAGTGTAGAAGCCTTGATTTCAAGTTCTTCTGCAACTGCTTTAATAGTATCGCTTAATCCACCATTCAATGTATCAATTTCATGTAGTACGTGCATACCTTCATTGACCAGTTGAGTTAGTTTAATTTTTGCTTCACCATTAAACGTTCTGTTATAATCTGACATAGTTTCTCCTTAAATAATTAGTTAGTATACTTGACTTGTGTAACAAAGTCAAATATTTTGTGTAAAAAGTGGTTAGATAAATACCCATATGAAACCCAAAGTAATATTGTATTTGGATCATCCTAGATGTTCTGTTCAATGTTGCCACGGTATTATCCGTGCTCTTAGCCCAAAGTATGAAGTTGACATATTTCAGCAATATGAGATAAAAGAATCTAATTTTAAAAAATACGACATAATTGCTTTCCCCGGCGGTATTGGAGACAGCGATAGTTTTGATACTACTCTTAGGGGTAAAATGGATGTTATTAAAAATCAAATCACTAAGGGCAAAAAGTATCTTGGAATATGTATGGGAGCTTTTTGGGCTGGACATCATTATTTTGATATACTTGACGGAGTCAAATGTGAACAATATATTAAACGACACAACAGTGATGTGCGTAGACCATTTAGTACGATAGCACCTGTACTTTGGGAAGGCAAAAAATATAACATGTTTTTTTATGATGGTTGTTCATTAGTAGGAGACAATAGTAAATTTGAAACTATTGCTACATATGTAAATAGTGATCCAATGGCTATAATACAAAACAATATAGGATTAATAGGTTGTCATCCTGAAAGTGATGAATATTGGTATGACAAACCTTATTTAAAGAAATATTGGCATAACTTTGTACATCATCAATTGTTATTAGATTTTGTAGATAAGTTAATCAAACACTGATTTTTACCTTCTACAATCTTTTTTACCAATTTAGGTAATCCTGGATTGACATGTAATGCATGTGGCATTAATTCATTACGAATATAGTTTCGGGTATATCTAGAATTCTTATTGGATTCGTCCTCAATCCAGGGTACATTATGACTTTCGCACCAATAAATAAAATCTTGTTTTCTAGTAGTTAGAAACGGTCTAATTACATTGTTTCTTGTTAGTGGAATAACTTTGGGTGTGCCATGTAAACTTGACCAAATATATGTTTCAACACAATCATCTAAATGATGACAAGTAATGACTGGTCCTAATTCGCTTAAAAAATCATAGCGTTCTCTACGCCAGTATTCTTCTTGACTTTCTTTATTACCTTTTTGACTTCGAGGTGATCCATATAGCATAGGAATATTATTATCACTGCAATACATAGAAACAAACTTACTGGCCTTTTCACCGTTTTGTGTTCTGTGATTAAAATGAGCAATCGTTACTTCGTGCTTGCGACTTAGAAAGTCAACTACTGCCATGCTATCTACACCACCGCTACATGCGATTGTGATTCGTTTGGGTAAGGGTACTGTTAACTTAATCATTTATCTATTGTAGCATGTAATGACTTAGTTAGCAATGATTATGGTAAATTGTTGTTTAACCGTAGGCTGCGGCTGCTAATAATTGTCTAGCAGTTCCAACACCTGTAGTATTAGTAGCAACTATACCTGTATTTGATACTAGATTGGTTAATGAGTAATTAGTTGATCCGCCGGTAACCCCATATCCAAATATAGCTGTATCAATTCCATACCCTGAGGCTGCTAAACTATATCTAGCGGTACCTACACCTGTAGTATCAGTAGCAACAACACCTGTATTTGATACTAGATTGGTTATTGATAATTGGGCGGAAACCGAGTTAGCCCCGTATCCAAATATAGCCTTGTCAGTACCATAATTGGCGGCCGCAAGATAGCCCCTATCGGTCCCGACACCAGTAACATCATTGGCAACAATACCCGTATTTGATACTAGATTGGTTAATGAATAATATCCTGCGCTAGCTGTTCTACCATATCCAAAGATAGCTTTATCTGTGCCATACCCTGCAGCCGCAAGAAGTTGTCTAGCAGTTCCAACACCCGTAGTATCAGTAGCAACAACACCTGCATTTGATACTAAGTTGGTTATTGATAATGCAGTACCAATGGAATTAATTCCATATCCAAACAATGCTTTATCAGTACCATAACCTGCCGCGGCCAATGCTTGTCTAACAATCCCGACACCAGTAACATCATTGCCAACTACACCTGTATTTGATACTAAATTAGTCATTGACCGGTAAGTGAGAGGTGCTGAAGAAATCCCATAGCCAAAAATAGCCTTGTCAGTTCCATAACTTACCGCGGCTAATACTTGTCTAGCCGTACCTACACCTGCAGTATCATTGGCAACGATGCCAAGATTTGATACTAGGTTAGTAATTGATAATGAACCACCACTATAACCATATCCAAATATAGCACTTTTACCTATAGGTCCTGAAACTACTGTCCAGCCGCCTGTTACTGTAATACCACCCGTAATTGTTATTGGCATTTATTACTCTTTATTGAAAGATTTCTGGATGCATTTTGCCAAATATCTTAATATACTTTCCAGCCATCATATCAGCTACTGCTTCAATTGGACTACCTGGATAACTGTCATCCGGCTTAATCATATTTAGTTCGCCCTGACGTACATGAACTAATTCGTGGAATACAGTACGAAAGATATCTACTAAATTTCTATTTGCACAATAAACCCATACTTCACCTGTATCTGGATTATGTCTACCAGTATGATGACCTTCTTGTGCTTCATCACTATCATAACTAAACTCTATCTTTGGAGTCTTTTCTAAATTTAACTTTTTACTTGTCCAAACAAGAAACTTCTGTACAATAGGATTACTATTCAAATCTTCTTCACCACTCTCGTCTAGTTTATCTTTAATCCAACTGTCTGGAGTTTTATGATATTTTCTAACAAATAAATCATGCAGTGCATCACCGGTTATACGATGCTTCTTTGCTATCTTTCTCATTAACTTGTCAATGGTATTATAGTCGTGTTTCTCTAAGCTAGGAAGTTTCTTAGCTAGGTCACTTGCGGCTGATTCGTATAGTTCTATTGCTCTCATATTAGTATTTATGCTCACTTATAAGGTCCAGTAGCGAATTGGATAACTTAAGGCAGAAGCCGCCTACCCTCGTAACTAAGTTACGGTCCTAAGGGTGTTAGTTACACCAAGAAGTTTTAGCTTCTCCGTAGTATTCTCTTGCAAATCCATTCTGTATTAGCATCATTCTTAAACTTTGTCCATCAAGTAATATATCACCCAATACACGTCCACCATACTTATCCCAATCAATAATAGCTACTTGACGTTTCTGTGCTTTAGTAATAGCATTCTTAGTAAATGCAGTAGCGGCTTGACCACGTTGGTCTTCACTTGGACACATTGCTCTATGACCTTTTTCAGGTGTATCAACACCAAATACACGAATACTTAATTCTTGTTTTAATGGTGGAGGTAAGAATGTTGCTTGAAATGCTACAGTATCACCATCAATAACTCTAGTGATTGGAAAATCATAGATATTCATTGGCTTTTGTTTTTGTGCAAATGCCATAGTAGATATTGTTAGTAATAGGGCGATTGTTAATAGTTTTTTCATATTTATTTCATGTATATTATTATTCACGTTCTCGTTTTAATGTAGAACGAATGAACCATGCTTTCTTACCGTATAGGTCTTGTAACTCAGCCATGTAGTTAGCAATGCCTTGTTGACGTTCATTTGTGGCTTCATCAAACATTGCAACAACAAGTTCTGACATTGTTTCACAATTTTGTAGTAACTCAACAAACATAAGTTCTGCTCTTGGAACTTTAGTTTGGTCTTGTATAATACTTAGTTCAGTATAACGTGACAAACTGCCAGGAGTATATTGACCTAGAATTCTAATATATTCAGCGATAGGATCAATAGTAGCATTTACATCTCCGTATAATGTATCAAAGAATGCATGATATTGCGGAAAGTTACTTCCCTCAACGTTCCAATGAAAGTTTTGTGACTTGATAGCAAATGCTTGTGTGCTTGCTAATAGCGTTTTTAGATTGTCTGATAACATATTATACTTTCTTAATACCTTCAAGTATTGAACTTTCTTTAACTGGGACACAGTTATTTACTCTTGTGTCACCTTTCATTTTAGTTCCTTGCTTTTTATAACCAGTCCAGCATTTAGGATCTAGTCTTTGTTTTTCTTCGTCAACTTCATCCGTATTACTCATCTTATTATAAACTTTGCCGGGTTTACCAGCTGGTATCTTACCTGTTGTGCGACCAAATGCATCAGCTGGCAAGGCTTTTGAAATACCTTTTAGATTTTTAGGTGCGCCACGTGGTCCGCCGGGTACCCCAACCGGTACATTTTTTTCAAATTCATTTGAGCCTGGATCTACGAATAGATTGCCTTTACCATAATCTCTACCTTGTCTAGGATTATCATATTCATCACGTTCATCATGTGATTCTTTCAAACCCGAAATCTTACGGATATCTAATCTACTCTGTAATATTCTAATAGCATTGTCTAATTTCTTGTTTAATGATTCGTAATTATCTTTTGCACCATACCTAACATGCATTGTGGTATCTGCATCGTTTTGCATTGCAGGAGTCAATATACCTCTGCGTTCTAATCTATCAACTAACTTATCTAATAGTTCTTGTTTTTGTATAGCACTATCCAATTGTGCTAATCTAGCTTTTAATACAGAATGCTTCTCACCGGGCTGTGCTACTGGTGTTGGTTGAAATTCTCTACGTAAACCTTGTTGTGCTTTTTGTACTGTATTCTTTTCAAAATCTTGTTTCCAAGCTTCTATATCAGCTTCACGCTGTCTTTCTATTTCTAATTTAGCTTTAACTAATGCGTCTAATGATGTAGATTTTAATTGATCACCTAAGTTTTCATCAATTGATGCATAACGTTTATCATCTAGTTCATCGTGGTAACTTCTTTGTGGTGGTTTCTTTAATTCTATTGGTTTATTAGATGAACCTCTATAACCACGTTCCCATGCCGCTGCACCTGCTGCCGCACTTTTACCGTTTTTAACAAAGTGATTAATAACTTCTTGTTTACTGTTAAATCTATTTGCTGAAGTACTTTCATTTGTTGCCATTTCGCCATCATCACTGTGACCAAAATATGCGGCAACTTGTTGTAACTGTTGTGAATTATGTTCATTAAGATAATCAGTTACTAAATCATGTATTTGATTTCTTTGTTCACGGGGAGGAGGTAATTCTATTTCACCTTCACTGGCATCAGCAATATGTGCGGCACCGGGACTATCTAAGAACCATATCTCATCATCCTCATCCCATTCTAATCCCCATTTATCTACTGTTGCAGTTAATACATAGTTGTTAGTAGTACCTACTACAAATTTGTCTTTACCTATATAACGTGAACTATTTGGTTGACCGTAATCTTTAGGACCTTTGGGGCCAGTAGGACCAATAGCTAATTCATTTATACCTT